GTTCTGCAAACACGTTAATACATCCTGCTAAGATTAAAGCAATGGCATTTCACAATCCACTCACATCTAATGCTGGATTGGACATGTATGAAAAACCAAAACATGGTGCAACATATGTAATTGTTGCAGACGTATCAAGAGGTACGAATAACGATTATTCTGCATTTATTGTATTTGATGTATCTACAGTCCCCTATCGTATTGTTGCAAAATATCGTGACAATGAGATTAAACCTATGTTATTCCCTAATATTATCCATGATGTTGCGAAAGCATATAACATGGCATATGTATTGGTAGAGGTAAATGATATTGGTGAACAAGTTGCCACTGCACTACAGTTTGACTTAGAGTATGAGAACCTAATAATGGCAAGCATGCGAGGTCGTGCGGGTCAAGTCGGTGGGGGTGGTTTTAGCGGTGGAAAAGCACAACTTGGGGTAAGAACAACAAAGGCTGTAAAAAGACTAGGTTGTTCCAATATTAAACAGGTTATCGAAACTGATAAGATGTTTATCCAAGACTATGACTTAATCACAGAACTATCTACCTTTATTCTCAAAGGACAATCATATGAGGCAGAAGAAGGACACACAGATGACCTTGTAATGTGTTGTGTATTGTTCGGATGGTTGATAGAACAAACATATTTTAAAGAATTAACAGATGATGATATTCGTGCAAGGATGTTTCAAGAACAACAGAACCAATTAGAACAGGATATGGCGCCATTTGGATTTATGGATGATGGTGTTCAAGAACCATATGGTGAGACTGTTGTAGATGAATATGGTACTAGATGGAGTCCAGTAGTTCGTACACACGACTCAGATTGGTAGAAATAGGCAAATACCTACATAATATCAATTAGGTCATTATCTAATTTTAAGTAACAATTAGCACAAACAACTTTGGACTTTTCGATGAAACCAACAACTTCTTTTCTGGATTCCTCATTTAGTCCCTTTCTTTTTGTGCGTTTGCGTATTTCTGCCTCGTGTGGGTGGAATTGGAGACATGCATTTTCGGATTCTCCACAGTAATGACAGTACTTATCCTCTAGGTATTCGTTTACCCAGATGATACGTTTCCTATAGTTACGTTGAGACACACGTTTGATTGTTTGTTTGTACTTTTGATAGAATTCTGACATAAATTTATTTATATGCTAAGAAACCTATAAAAACCAAAAGTGTAGAGATGCGATTTTATAAATATATTCGTAAGTTTGAGTTAAACTAAATTATTGAATCCACAAAGGAGAAAACAAAGATGGCATTTCAAGTATCCCCAGGCGTTCTCGTCAAAGAGATAGACTTGACCAATGTCGTTCCTGCTGTTGCAACCTCAATTGGTGCGATTGCTTCTGGCTTTTCAAAAGGCCCTGTAGAAGAAATCATTCCAATCGGTTCAGAGCAAGAATTGGTCGATATCTTTGGTAAACCAAATTCAAATAACTTTGAAAATTGGTTCACCGCCGCCAACTTCCTTCAGTACACAAACGGACTTCGTGTAATCAGAGCAGATACTGCTGCGATTAACGCTACCGCAAATGGTTCTGGATTGAAGATTAAAAATGACAATGATTATGATAACAACTATGCTGGTGGACAAGGTTCTATCGGTAACTGGGCATCTAAATTCCCAGGCACTTGGGGTAACTCCCTTGCTGTATCTATCTGTGCAAATGCTGGTGCATTTGAGGAAACATTCAGTGGTAACGCTGGAACACTAGGTGTAACAACTGGAACACCTGCTGCTGGAGAAACTACAGTCGGTATCGACAATGGTGGTGGTTCTTCTGGTGACGGTGGTGCAAAATTCACTGTAGGTGATGTTGTATATTTCCAAGAAGCAGACGGACAACAGTATGAAGTTACTGCTGTTGCAACAGACAATCTAACTATTAGACAACTAGATAACCCTAACGGTGGTGGACTAAAATCTGCTCTCGTTGCTGCGACTAATGTTCGTAGACGTTGGAAGTTCTATGACTTGTTCGATGCTGCCCCAGGCACATCAACATGGGCAACTTCTAAAGGTGTAACCAATGATGAAATGCACGTTGTAGTGCATGACATGAATGGTGGTATCAGTGGGTTTGATTCGGATGTTGCTGGACAAAGAACTAATGCAGTTCTTGAAGTCTACCCATTCGTATCACAAGCATCTGGTTCAAAAACAGCACAAGGTGGAACTAACTTCTACGCAAACGTAGTAAACACTGGTTCTAGAATGGTTCGTTGGATGGATCATCCAACTTCATTAACTAATGCTGGTACTGACCTTGCATCTGGTGCTGCATATGCATCTGGAGCTGGTGACGCTGGAATTATCAATGACGACCTTTTAGGTGGTACAGACGATAACCCAACTATCGGTGAACTAGATATTGCATACAACCTGTTTGCAGATACAGACACTATTGATATCAACCTTATCATGGCAGGTTCATGTCCTGCTAGTACAGATGGTGTAACACACGCAACTATGATTATGGACTTGTGTGAAGCAAGAAAAGACGTAGTTGGATTTATATCTCCTCGTAGAGCAGATGTAGTCGGTATTGCAACTAGTGCTGCTGCAACAAACAATGTTAAAGGGTTCTTCGATAATCTCGCAAGTTCTTCTTATGCAGTGTTTGACAGTGGTTACAAGTACATGTATGATAAGTATGCAGACGTATACCGTTATGTTCCATTAAATGGTGACATGGCAGGACTTGCTGCGAACACAGACAATGTTGCAGACCCTTGGTTCTCACCAGCGGGTTACAACAGAGGACAAGTTCGTGGTGCAGTTAAACTTGCGTACAACCCAACTAAAGCACAAAGAGACATTCTTTATCCTGCTCGTGTAAACCCTGTTTGCACATTCCCAGGCCAAGGTACTGTTCTCTTCGGTGACAAAACTGCGTTGTCTAGACCTTCTGCATTCGATAGAATTAATGTTCGTAGATTGTTCATTGTTCTTGAGAAAGCGATTGCTACTGCAGCTAAGTTCCAACTGTTTGAAATAAACGATGCGTTTACTCAGGCACAGTTTAAAAACTTAGTTGAACCTTTCCTTCGTGATGTTCAAGGTAGAAGAGGTATTACTGATTTCTCAGTAGTTGCTGATGATACTAACAACACAGGTGAAGTAATCGACAGGAATGAATTTGTCGCTGACATTTACATTAAACCTGCTCGTTCCATCAATTTTATTACACTAAATTTCATCGCCGTAAGAACTGGTGTTGCGTTTAGTGAGGTAGGGGGTTAATCATGGCTAGTATAGACGATTTCAAATCAAACCTTATCGGTGGTGGTGCAAGAGCGAATCAATATCGTGTGATTATGACTACTCCCCCAGCAATTACAACTGGGCTGGACGTTAATCGTGCGAGTTTTCTCGTAAAGGCTACATCATTGCCAGGGCAAACTATTTCTGAAATTGAAGTTCAATTCAGAGGTAGACAACTCTACATGGCGGGCGACAGAACAGTTGAAGCATGGACTACAACAATCATTAACGATACGGACTTTATGGTTCGTAACGCAATGGAGCGTTGGATGAGTGGTATCAATGACCTAGAAACAGGTGTTGGACTTACAAATGTGTCAGATTATACTGCACAATTGAGAGTTGAACAACTTGATAGAGATGATAACATTCTGAAGTCATATGTTCTAAAGAACTGTTGGCCGACAGCAATCACACCGATTGAACTGTCATATGATACCGTAAGTGATATCGAAACATTTGATATTACTTGGAGATACACAAGTTTCTCCGCTAGTGCGGTATAAGTCCTCTTTTTTACCCGACTAAATAGAAGGGTAAAACTTAGGAGAATTATAGTATGGCGGAACTTTTCGGTTTCAGAATTACAAGAGCGAATCAAGGTGGGGGAAGTGATAGTTTCACTTCTCCTGTCTCTGATGACGGCACCCTCGATATTGTATCGGGCGGTGGTCATTACGCTTCTGTCCTTGATATGGATGGAAGAGACCGTAATGAAGTTGATTTAATCCGTAGATATCGTGATATTGCACAACAACCAGAGTGTGACAGTGCTATTGAAGATATTGTGAATGAAGCAATTGTAAGTGATGAACGTGACCAATCTGTATCAATATCACTTGACAGACTAGACGTATCCCAAAACATTAAACAAAAAGTAAGAGAAGAGTTCCATGAAATTCTTCATTTATTAGACTTTAATGCAAAGGGACATGATATCTTTAGACGTTGGTATGTTGATGGCAGAATTTATTATCATAAAATTATCGACCCCAAGAGCCCTCGCAAGGGTATCAAAGAGGTTAGATATATCGACCCTCGCAAAATCAAAAAAGCGAGAGAAACCCAGAAAGACCTTGACAAGAACACTGGTATGGAGATGGTCAAAAAAGTTGACGATTTCTACCTGTACAATGACAAGGGTTGGGAACAAAACGTAGGAACATCTAGTGGAATCAAGATTACAGCAGATTCCATTACATACTGTCCTTCTGGACTTATTGATATGTCCAAGGGTACAGTACTTTCATATCTAAACAAAGCAATCAAACCTGTCAATCAGTTGCGTATGATTGAGGATTCGTTAGTTATCTATCGTATATCTCGTGCGCCTGAAAGACGTATCTTTTATATTGACGTAGGTAATCTACCAAAGATGAAAGCAGAATCATATCTAAAAGATGTGATGAATCGTTATCGTAACAAAATGGTATACGATGCAAGAACTGGTGAAATCAGAGATGATAGAAACCATATGTCTATGTTGGAAGATTTCTGGTTGCCTCGTAGAGAAGGTGGTAGAGGTACAGAGATTACAACTTTGCCAGGCGGTTCAAACCTTGGTGAGATTGATGACATTACCTACTTCCAGAAAAAATTATTCCGTTCATTAAACGTACCAGTATCAAGACTTGCAGAGGAAACAGGTTTCCAATTAGGTCGTTCTGATAACATTACGAGAGATGAACTTAAATTTACAAAATTTGTCCAAAGACTTCGTAAGAAGTTTAGTAATATGTTCTTAGACATGCTAAAATCGCAACTTCTATTGAAGGGTGTGATTGCATTAGAAGAGTGGAATCACTTTAAAGAACATATACAATTTGACTTTCTTGCAGATGGACATTTTACAGAACTGAAGAATGCAGAAATTCTTCGGGATAGATTGGACATGCTTGGTCAAGTCGAGTCTTATGTCGGTACATATTTCTCTAAGGAATATGTTAAGAAGCAAATCCTTAGAATGTCTGATGAGGAGATTGAAGAAATTGACAATCAACTTAAAGATGAAGAAGGTGGAGACATGGCAGGTGACGATGACGGTATGTTCACACATAACGACCCAAATAAAGGAGATAAA